AACTCAGCAGTATCCCTAGTTCTTTGTACAAGATAATCCATCTCATCTTTAGAAGCTGTGTCAGAGTTCTCACTTCTGTGCTTAAATAAACCACCATTGTTTACTTGAAACATACTGTAAGGTATGTAAGTAGCCTGTGTGTACCAAATAAGCATAGGCTTTACGTAATCATCTAACAATGTCTTATAATCAGCATTAGCAACATTTGTTATAGTTCCAGCTATAATTAATTCTTGTAACTTCTTGTATAAACTACCACCTAGATAGTTCTGTATGTGAATGTCCTGTGCAATCTCAATATATTGTACTATTTTGTCACTATCAACGTTTCCATCAATAATTGACTTCTTCTTTAAATCAGTAACACTTATAAATAACGCTTTTAAGCTCATATCTTTTCATTTATAGGGTTGTCGTTCATTTCTTCTCCTAAGTCTCTTAGGGACTCGCTATGTGCCTTACAAGGCATATACCAAGTTTTACCACCCTCTGTGTGTTCGTGATACCCTTCACAACCTTGCTCTAAAGCCTTAGCTTCTGCTTGCTCTATTGTTTCATAGGCTTCTTTACCATCTATCTCTTTTAGATTTTGGCTTAGTTTCTCTCCTGTCTCTTCTTCTCTCTTTACTTTAGTAGATATATTTTCTAGTTCAGTAAACTCAATAGGCTGTAAAGTAACAAAGTATAAATCTAAATAGATTCCGTTAAATTCTAGTATCTCATCTAAGCAAGAAATGATTTCTTCCTGAAATGGTCTAATAACAATGTTATCCATAAGGATAGATGCTGTTCTAAGCTCTTCTGCATTGTTACCAAAGCCTGTATTGTCTTTAATACCTAAAAGTATTGGAGATACAATCCCATGCCCTAACATTATCTTCTCTCTTGCCTCATCAGACATAAACTGATACTGTGCGTGTGCATCTGGCAAGTGAATAGGCTCTAAATCAGCCTTAGTCTCTTGTGACTCGTTAAATGCAATGATAAACTTACCGGCATTTGAACTTCCACTAAACTTGTCGTATATCTTGTTCTCAATGGCAGACTGAGTTTCCTCTGGTGGCACACCATTGTTAAAGTTGATTAATAAAGATGGCTGTAAACCATTCTTTATGTTGTTTATGTGGTAATTTGATACCTCTTGCTCTAAATCACAGTATTGTAAGCATCCGTTGTAATCAACAGGTGCATAGTAATAGAAACCACTTCTATAAGGCTTTATAACGTATATCTCGTTAGTTTGACCTTTAGTTCCATTCTTGAATGTAGGAATCCTCTTAGGTCTGTCAGAAGGCTTTACATTAGCCCAATTTGGGTGATAGTAATAAGCATCTACTCCACCTTTTTTATTTGCTTTCTCAGCTCTCAATGTTTCCATAGGGAAATGAGATACTTTAAGTATTCTAGTCTTTCTTTTATTGTAAGATACTTGAATAGCAGCTTGACCTAACATTTTGTAGTCATGTACTATTCTTTTTATTTGCTTCTTGTTAAGTAGCTTCTTCATCTCTAGGTACATCTCAGGCTTGTCCATTCGGTCAAGAGCCTCTAAGCCTCTTCCGTAAATCATATCAATAATACCATTGATACATCTTGAATTAGTAGGAGAGCCTAAGTAGTTGTCTATAAGATTCTGAAAGTAGTCATTGCTTTCGCCATAAGATACCCAATCCCTGTTGTATTCCTCTTTTACAACTGGAGTCTGGTATGCAGCTAAGTTTACTACTCTAATGTGTTTATTGTCTTCCATAGTATTATTATTATACAAATATGTATTCATAATCAGAGTTGTCCTGAACATAATCCGAAGTAGAAGCTAATGAAGTTCTAAACGTAACTATATCCCTGTAAACAGGTGAGGAATCTGATGAATTATAAATATTAACAGACAAAGTGCTATTGCTGTTTATCTTTGACTGAAAAGTAGAGTCAGTTATAGTCAAGTCCACATAAGCATTCTCAGCACCCACAACAATATTACCTGTTGCAACAGTGTGAACCTTCTTGGTTTCTTGATTTGTTATCTTAGCCGCTAAAGAAGTGAAACTTCTCCCAGTAATATTAACCCTAATTACAGGTAAGCTATTTATATCTGCTATTGTCATAGTATTATAACAACAAACATTGCTTTTCATTTTATTTAATAAAAAAGGGGCTTATGTTAAACATAGCCCCCTTAATATTAAACATATTAGTTATTACGGATTGATAACTGATGCATTTACATCAAAGTCAAGTCCAGCTCCTACTATTGCAGATGATACAAAGTAAGCAGGTTCTTTTTCTTTTCCTTCGAAAGATAAGTTATACCCATTAAGGTCTCCCATTGCACCGCCAGTAGCAGTAGATACAGATACTTCTACTCCATTTTGAAGTCCAGCCAATCTAAAGTTACCATTGTAATCTTCGATTAGGATGTGTGGTCTTCCGTAAGAAAGCAATTTAAGAGCTTTCTGAGTAGCAGCATCTTGTTTCTTTAATACGATAGCTCCAGTTTGAGTCCAAAAAGAAGTTCCGTTATCTCTTGAGTTTTCGTTAGTCTCCTCAAAAGTATTGTTGTCACCTCTAAGCTCAAACTTGTAAACAACTAAATCAGTTGTTAAGCCTGTAATTTGCTCATCAGTGTCTAGGTTTGATGCTGTTGTTGCATCAGCGTAAAGTCCATCAACGTAATTTCCAATGTAGATGTTTCTTAAGCCACCAACACTTTCCTTACACGCTTCTGTTCTTCCTGTTGTAATATCACAAGACATATTTTTATAGTTTTATAGTTAAACAAAAAAAGGGATGGGATAAGACACCCATCCCCTTTATATTAGATTAAACAGTTATTAAGCTGTGTAGTATACAATCTCAGAACCAAATCCGTACTGGATTCCTCCTGTGAAACGTGCAATTACACGAACATTTTGAGAACCATCAAGGTCAGCCATGTCTAATACTTTAACTTGGTTTAAGTCAGATAATACACCTGTACCGAAGTATAAGTTAGAAGACTGAGCAGCTACCATTTTGTTATCACCAAGACCATTAGCCATAAATACAGATACACCATCGAAAGATAAAGCTCCGTTGTCATACCATTGTGTTCCTTTGTTGTCAGAACCAGCAGCTCCTAATCCAGCAGCTCCAAATCCTCCTAATGCACGAACGTAAGCCTTCATAACATTTTTAGAAACGTATAATTTAAGGTCTTCTTTTCCGTAGATTGCAGAAGGAATTAAATCAACAGTGTCTCCCATTTTTTCAATTACATTAGCAGGAGTAATTGCAGCAGTTCCAGCTACATCAATTACAGATGCATCAGCAGCAAATAAAGTAGTGAACCCATCAAACTGTCCAGCAGTTCCATTAGTTCCACTCCAGATAGTAGTTTCCATTTCTTCAGCTACTTTAGAAGCAACGTGTGCTACTAAGTAATCAGCGAAAGATGGAGGTAAGCTATCGAAAGCTGAATACCCCATAGAGATTGCATCCCAGTCAGAACGGAAATCGTCTTTACATAGTTGTAGGTTTACCTGAAAAGTCTCAGGTGTTAAAATTCTTTCAGCAAGAGTTACTGAAGAACTGTCTGTGAAATCACAAGTGTCATCAGCAATTAAAGTTCCTGTAGCCAATGATTTGATTACAGCTTTGAATTTAACGTTTGGTTTAACTGTTACACCACCATTTTCGATAGTGTTAGCAGATAATAATGCAGCAGAGATAAAACCTTGTAATTTCTCACCAGCATAAGTTGTAGTAATAGATGTTGTTGTTGCCATTTTTATTAAATAATTAATTATTAAACATTTTTGCGAATACTCTGTCTTTAGTTGTCATAGCTCTGTTACCACCGATAACAAACTTAGACTTGCTTTCAATACCAGATTCAGGTGAGTGAGAGATTTCCTCTACAACCTCGTCTGAACTTAGTTCAGCAGGTACTTCTTTATTGTATTCTTCTTCTTTTCTCATAAGACCTTCGATGATACCCATAAATTCTTTTTTAAGGTCTTCTAAGTCTTGTTTAGATGCGTATTCCATAACAGGGGCTTCATCCTCTATTACTTCTTCCACAACTTGTTCGTCTTCTTCAGCTAATTCAGTAGTTTCTTCAACTACGTCTTCAACCACTTCTTCTTGAGACTCTAATTCAACGTTCTCTACTACATCTTCAGCAGATAACTCTTCTTTTACCTCCTCTACAGGAGTTTCAGTTACCACTTCTTCAGTAGAAAGTAAAACATCTTTTAGCTTCCCTAAAATTTCTGTTGCTTTCATAAATTAAACATTTTTATATTAGTATAACAATTAAATTAACGTTTGTTTCGTTTTCGACTAGTCATCACCCTCAGACTCTGGTGTTCCAGTAATATTTCCTATGCCTTGCTGCCAGTATTCAGGAGCTTTACAATCCTTACAGCAGCTAATGCAATATGTATTTTTACACTTACAATATACAGCTCTACTCATTATCTATCTTTTTTAGTTTACCAATAGCCCAGTTAACCCCAGCAGAACCACCCCAAGCATCCCACATAATACCACCACACCCTTCGGAGTAAGGTACATCTTTGTGTTGCTGATGTCTTTTGAATGATGCCATACGTGCAATAGTAGAGCGAGATAAAGCCTCTCCAGAAGCTAATTGATTAGCTCTAGTCCAACCAACAGCAGTTCCACAGCTACTTCCATTCTCTTTCTTCCATTTTAAAGCTCTTTTAGCGTTGTTCTTAGCTCCTTGTGGATAGTCACTATAGGTTTTAAGTTCAACGTCGTTAGAGACGCTTAAAATCTCTTGTATCTCGTATATCTTAGCTAAGTCCTCTGCTGATAGTTCTTCTTCTACACTTTCCTTTGGTGCATTTGATTTCTTATCACTAAAGAACCCCTCTATGCTAAAGCCTTTTACCTTCTCTGTCTTAACGAACTCTTCCCATACCTCATCGTTATTTACCTTAACAGAAACCATCCAAGTTCCTACAGGCATATTAAGATTGTATTTACGAGACTTGTCGTGTACTTCGTCTTCTATTATCCAAGACTCTACAACAGATAAACCACCTAACTCTACTTCGTGTTCTAATGTTGAGTTGTTTTGCTTACCCCTTGATAGAAAAAGCTGTGAGGCTTTTCTTACAGTATCCTCAGAGAAGTGTATGTAATACTCTTGGTCTTTGTTTTTTCTGTATATCTTCTTGTTAGGTATTAAAGCAGCACCCATAAGAATACGCTTCTCGTTATCTACCTCAGCAAGTTTAACTTCTTGCGATTTAAGAGCAATAAAATCTTCTTCTATAGCTGGATTCTCAACGATAGAGATAGCTTCTATGCCACCCCACTCGTTTTCTTCATCTATAAATAATTCAAATATATCTAAGTCTTCCATAATGTTATAACAATTTAGTTTGTTTTTGTTTCTAATCTCCTAT